CGGACTACCTTAGCACCGTACAAATGAAGTGCCTTCATGGCATCACTGAACGATGATTCCGGACGGTAGAAGTGGATAGTGTCAACTGGGATCTGTGTAGCAAAGCTGAGTGCTGACCGGACACCCGCCATGACTTCCCAGTCATCCCCCGCCGGATTCGGGACATTGTTGCTCATCCGAATATCAAAACCCTTGAGTCGTCCGACGCGACCATTTAATACCATGTTTGCTGTATCGGCAGGAATAAACTCAGGCACCCCGGTCAGTAGTCCGTGATACCACGGAGGTACAATAACGAAACGTCCCTCTCTCCCGACATTAGCTGAGTCCAGCCGTACCATGAGATCGGTCAACGCCTGTCCCGCAAGAGCAGGTGTGGTAATTGCCCGTACGCCTAGTCTATTGGCTGCCGCGATCTCCGTATACTTTGCTGCGATGAACTTATCGGTTTCATCGCTCATAGCATAGGCGCCCTCATCCGCGGCCTGTTCCATAAGACCGGGCACAGCCTGCCGACGATCGACGTCGTCAATCTCAACCGCAAAGTAATCGGCTTCCGTGACATTCAGGAATTGCTCGGCAGCTGTAATAGGGTCAGGAACAATATCCGTCACGTTGGGTAGGTACTTACGGACCGTCGGCCGTCCTATCGTGAGAATCTTTACAGAGTCCCCTTGCGAGGCAATTTCTCCCTCATAGTCTGTATTGACAACATCGCCATAGACAAGGGCTTTCCTTAGAGCGACTAAAAATCCGGCCGCCCAAATAGTTGGGATTGCATTTCTAATGCTCACGGCTTAACTCCTAACAGGTTGTTGAGACGTCCTTGTGCCTTTGCCTCTAGGATCTTTTCTGGTTGCATCTTGGTTAAATCGTCCTCCGTGAGTTGGGTCAATTCGTTACTATTTCCTCCAGTTAAATCAGCCCCTCCGGTATTGGTGGGCTTATCCTTCTTCTCCCCCCCTTCGGGCAGAGAGGGGACTGCCCTTGTGACAAGTTCCTGTAACCGAGTAGTAAAATCAGCCGCTGTCGGATCGAGCTTAAAAGCATCGTCCATGAAACGGCGTGAATCCAGTAGCGATCCTGCCTTATCACCCGCAAGGCGGACGACTGCCAATTCGATATCCCGTTCTTTGAGCTGCTTCGTTTGTGCAGCAAGAGCCGCGTCACGTTCCGAAATAGTAGCATTCAATGCATTGGGATCGGCAGGGTTACTGGGCTTAAACAGCTCGGCAATCTTCTCTAATAGTTGCTTAGTACCGTCCCGTTCCGTCCGCATTTCATCTAACTCTGTTCGTTGCCTGTCCTGTTCGGCCCGTGCCTGAGTTAACAGCTCAGCGTAGGTAGGCTCTCCCGAGGCAGGGACGGGCGGAGTCGGAGGCTGAACGGGGGGTGCGGGTAGCGTTGGCTGCCCTTCCGTACCTGGCGCCGGGGGGCCGCCCTGGTTGTTCGCTGGCAGGACATTCGGGGTAGTCATGGAAGATGCTCCTAACGTAGGTCTGTCCGATCTTATCACTTACTGGACGGCTCAAGTTCCCTCGGTAGTGTCGAGCTGTCCAAGGGCAAGCTTTGCCAGCGCAATCGTCAGTCGAGTGTTCCGCTGTACCTGCGCTGTAGTTTGTGCTGCTGTAGGGCCTGGTGGGTTAGGAACCGCCAAATAGGCAACGCTAGCTGTAAGTAGCGCTGCTATCCGATTGCGAATCGTCGCCTCGTTTGCGGCTTCCGGAGTAGGAACGGTTTCTTCATCGGTGCCGATCTGCTGGCCAGCATCATTCAAAACTCGATACTTGCGTATGATTCCATTATCGGAAATTAGCTGACGAGTGCTCATGCTGGCAGGATCACTCCGTAGTAGCGGTTGATGGTGAGGCTTAACGAGGCATCGGTAAATGAGACAGGTAAGTCAGTTTGGGTATTCAGCCTCCCGGTAAGCCGCGGTGCCACCGCACCTTCCTCGTCCATAGACGTGGCATAGGTATAGCCCACGATAGTAGGTGTCGCGGCTGTAGTGACAACCAGAATGCCTAGGGCGTACCGCTGTCCGACAATCATCACGTACGGCACGGACCAGTCTCGCGTAAACCCAGTGCTCGCAAGGTTGAAAAGAGATGTGTCATTAAGAATGGAGGCTACCCGAGTGCCGTCGCCTGCTCCGTCTATTAGGTAAAGTCCGACCCGACACAGAGTAGGTGTCGCACCGGCGGCCGTAGTTCCGGATCTCACCCGAACCCTAGTGGTGGTCTGTGCTTTTCGAGCAGTAAAGTAAGTGAGCCGCATCGCCTGAGTGTTCACAATACCCGTGCTAGAATCTACCCTTTCCCTGCTGTATACCTCCTCACCGACTATAAGTGCGTTAGGAAACGATAGTGGCGCACTCAGCGGCACTTTTAAGTCGAGTGCAGCTTGCTGCGTGGCCGAAATCGGCTTAGTGGCATCACTGGTGTTATCGACATTGCCCAGTGCGACATCGCCTCGAACTAATACCAGGTCTACTTTTACCTGCGCTGGTGTTCTATCTGCCCATATACCGGCCTTACGCTGCACTAGTGAGTCATCGGCAGGAGCAAGCGCTGCTATTGTAGCGAGGTCAGAGTCAAAAGGCTGTTTACCGTCTAATGCAGCTTGCTGGGCAGACGAGACAGATTTGTCCGCATCGGATGTATTGTCCACATTACCGAGGCCAAAATCACCCTTGACAAGGGTAGCTGCTGCCCATGCACCGAGGACTCTACGTAGTACAGGGCCATCTGCTGGCGCCAATGCGGCTATGTCGGTAAGGTCGGAATCAAGAGGTTGGTAAGAGTGCGCGTGACCCGTTGCAGCTTTGCCTGTAAACAGAAAATCCAATTCGGTTTCTGTGTAGTAGCGCGCATCTCCACGTACTTGTGTCAGATAGTTCGGATGGTCATCGTCGGCTAATCCACTGAGAAGTCCATGATCTGTAACTCCACCACCAGATGCAGTCGGAAGGTGTACGACCGGTACTAGATTGTTCACCAAAGGCGCCACCGTGACACCAATTGAGGAAAGGAGAACATACCCAGCCATTTCCTGTACTGGTTCTAGTGACTCCCTATCCGCTAGGTCTAGTCCCGCTTCGGCGGCCGATTCCGGAACTAAAATCGTATAAGGACGACTCTCCCCGTCGATTAGCTCATCTATTTTTAGGTATAACAAAGCACCTAGCTCTGGATCGTTTCCCGCTATTACGGTCCGAGCAAACTTACCTGCACTGTCAAGAGCAACTACTACGGGCGCGGCAACTACCGTCAGATTCAATGCAGCGCTGTCACGCGTCACTACCGGGGTGAGAGTAACTAGGCCAGAGGAAGGGGCGCCATCAGCCCGCACATAGTGGCCCCGTACCTCAACGGCTGTAAGTCCTGCTGGGATCGTCAGGATGACCCTCCCTCGATTGTGCTCCCTCCTGCTGGATCATAGCAACTTCCTCCTCAACACGTTCGCCGGGCCAGTCCGGGTGTAACAACCGGACGAGAATAAGTCGGGAAGCAGCATCTGCCTCTTTCATTGTCTTAGCAGTCTGTGCACGCTCGGACAAAGGGACTTCCGTTGCTGGTGGAAACTCAATAGTAATTTTTGTAGCGGCAGTCGGCGGAGCGACCTTTCCCCATTGGGAATCAATCTGTAGCATTAATGAAAGCAGTTTTGCAATTGCTCTTTTCCATACTTCAATCTTAGCCCCGCGAGTATTACGTGTCTTACTGTCTCGCGAGTCGGACTCGGTGGCAGTCATTGCAACGCTGGGAGTTAGACCAAAAGTCTGCGCAGAATAGCCTGAACCGCTCACAATTCTTTCCATAAGAGCGGAAGCCGTAGAGCTATGTGCCTCATAACGAATAGCAAACTGGTTCGGATGAATCTCCATCTTGTCCCCGCCACCACCTAAAGCATTCATTTCAACAAAAACAGATTGATCCAAGTCAAATGTACTCTCTTGTCCTCGGCCCTTAGTACTTAAATAGCCTTGCGGAACAATAAGTCGAGCCTTTCCCAAATGGATATCGCGCATCCATGATGTCCAAGTCTCATCTAATGCGTCCATAGTACCGATAGCCGAGTGATAATCAGAACGTCCAAGATTACTTGCCTGCCCTAAATCATGCCAGGTACGTGTTTTGAGATTAGGTACAAACACACAGTCTAGGTCAAGTAGCTTAGTATCCACCTCATCCTTTAATCTACTTGTCTCGTCCACAGTGGCTAAGGGGACTCTACTTCCTATGGTAGTAGCTGTTCCTGCGTATAATCCATGTTGAATCGAGCCCCTCTCATGCAACTCTAAATGCCTATAAATCCTGCCAGTTTCCGACTCAATAATACGCCAAAACATGACTGATGTTAAAATGTCATACGAAAAGGTTGGAATAGCAAGGTCGGGGTAAACAATGGAGAGAAGAGGCATATCTGATAACTTCGAATCATACCCTACTCTAAGGTAAATATCCCCCAGTGCAGAGCTAATTTCCGCAGCCTC